TTCCGATTTCAACACCTAGAGAGCCGATGGTATCGTACACATATGCTCCGTCCTTGTAGTACGTCCATCTCTTGGAGGTGTACATCTCGTCGTGGTAGACGTAATACTTGTCCTTCGTACCAGCCTTGATTACCCTATACGCGTAAGGTCTGTCTCCGACCTTTACGTCATGGATAAGGTTTTCGTTGTAGTCGTAGAACTCATACACTCCATCAGCTTCCTCGTCGATGTAGAAGATTGTTCCTCCTACGAGATGGCAATCCTCCTCCAATTCCTTGACGTGGGCTATCTTGATTTTCTTTCCCATTCCTGTGAGTCCGTAAACATCAGCCAAAAATTCAACAGCCATTAAATTTATCTCCTATAAATTAAAGTTCCTGCAATGGAATCTTCTTCCATGTATTGTCTGCCACACACACATAGAGGTAGTTGCCGTCAATGCAAATCTGCCCCCTTACCCCGAAGTTATGGGTATCGACTGTCGGCACGTCGGGTTCCAAGGTCAGCGCGATCGCTTCGTTCGGCTCCTGCTCCATGCCGTCCATGAAGGCTCCCATGGTTCCGGTCACGTCTACATCGAGAATTACGCTATTTGGGTCTGTGACCCTGAAGTCGATGGGAAGAAACCTCTCCACGTTGTCCCTTGACTCCCGTGCGCTCTGCTTTGCCGATTCCATATAGGCTTCAGCACTCCCCATTGCACTCTCCGCACTATTCTTTGCGCTCTCAGCAAGCCCCTTCGCCTCCTCTGCCTTGCCTTGTGCTATCTCCGCGGCAGACTTGGCCTGCTGTGCGTTCTGCATGTATGTGTTGGTGTTGGATTCTGAAGTTGATGCGGCGTTTGCAGCGTCTGCGGCTGAGTTGCTGGCGGCGACTACAGTCTCTTTCATTTCAGACACATCTGACTGCATCTGCTCTATTGCAAACTTCATGTTAGATACGTTCGTTTCGGAGTTACTGGCGTTGGCTTCGGAGGTTTCAGCCTTTTTCTGTGCTTCTACTGCATCTTTCTTGGCCTGCTCCGCCTTTGCGGTGATGATATCCAAAAGACCTTTCCATGTGACCACAGTTCCTTGATAACTTGATGCATCACCCCTTACGACAAATATGAGATCTGTGCTTTCAGGTGTATCTATCTTAAAGTCGAAGTCCACTCCGGACTTCTCCAGTTCCGCCATTACTGCGGCTACTATGTCTTTTAGTTCCTGGTCGGTCATAATGATTCAATCTCCTATTTTAAGAATTAATTTTACTTTCAAGCAATGTAACTCTTGATGACAGAGAATTAAGTCTTTCCTCTATTTCCGCAGAAACCGAATCGTATTCTATCATTCCGAAGATTTGAACTTGAGGAAGGTCTTGTTCTGAAAATGAGATGCTCGTTATTGTTAAAGTATAATCACCAGTACCACCATTTGCTTTGCCAGATTGAGTATTCCGGGCTATGTATACACCTAACGACATCCCTTCATTTAGATACACATTATTAATGTCATTCAAGTAAAAAATATTTCCATTTATATCTTTAATGAAAAGTTTATCTAATAATACGTTCATACTACTAGTATAGGTTCCTTGGGATACATTTCCGGTCGGATTATAAATTTCTGAATAATTTACAAGGATCTTTACATCAACATCAATTTTTGATTTGAGTATTTTTAGAATTGTATTTTTTGGTACTGTATAAAACCAAATATAACCAAGCTCTTTATTTAGTGTTACTGTAAAATTTTTACCAGAAAAACTAGACGATAAATCCGAAACTTTAATTGTATCTCCAGCAAAAACCGATGAATATTTTTTCATAATTTCCTCCTTTAAAAATCCTGTGGATAAAACCTATCCGTCTTAAATATCCCTTTATATATAAATGCATGGTCTACCGATACTTCCCCAGCAAATACTCCATTCATACACTCCAATGTACCCTCTTTTGCTCTTAATCTATAACCTTGTTCTCCTGGAGAAAAATTTGAACTTTTAATGTCATTTCCTATTAATGTGGCTACTGTAAGAACCTCAACAAAAGCATTGGTAATATATGAGTTGAAAGCATATAAGCTATCATAATAGTCAATTTCTTCCCCTTTATCTTTCAACTCTTTTGCAATAGCAACAATCTTACCGGTAACACTTGATATCTTTAAAGAATCTTTTGATACAACCCAAGAGGCAATTCCGTTTGAATCGACACTTTCCACTTCATACAATTGAGGCTTAAACTTGCCATCTGTTCTTTTTACAATACAGTAATCACCTTTTACTAAATAATTTCCATTATTTGTTCTTTGTGGCAAATCATCTATTGTTTCAACAGGAGATAACTCTATCGCTTGTTCTGTTTCATCTACGATTTCAACGTACCTTGATGAACAAATATCTTGATTTGTAGGATGAATCATTTCTATTTTTACTTTTCCAGATTCACGTACACTAATCGTTAGATCTCCTGTAAATTCCTCTCCATTTTTCTTCCAAATCGGAATTATATTTCCATAATATTGTATGTTGGTATATATGGATAAAACCATATCATCAACAGACAAACGCCTATTGATTTTTGCAATTGACGGGTCGACAATAAAAGTCCATTGAAGTTTTTTTCTATATGTTTCAGTTAAAGCTGAATCATAATATTCTTTTGAATATTCCACTTCTTCGGTTTCTTGATTTATATATTTTGTTCTACACCAAATATATTTTCCATATATCCAATTTTCGGCTGTTTCTCCCCAATATCCACCAAACAAAGAAGAACTATAATCACTTATATAATACTCGATTATAGATATTATATTATCTCCTTTATCCCCCTTCACACCTTGCAGCAGGAACGGCTCCCCGTCAAACCCTACTTTGGCCCAAAGGTAATTGTATGTATCAGTCCTCTCCGCCATAACTTCAGACCAGGACTTCATCCAATCCTGCATGCCAAAGTCTCCGACTGGAAGACCTTTGAAAAGCATCCACTTTCCACCAAGTTTCCAATAGGCCCTCTTCTTCGGTATGAGTTCTGTCTCGGAGGATGACCACAAATAGAAGATGTCGTTCCTGCTCTCCCACTGTTCGCGGCTGCCTACATAGCCATTCCTTACCGCATTATCGTATGGGTCTAAAATACTAGGACTCTGCACATTGTTCTGTACCAATGCAGGTTGCTCATAGCTCCAACCATCAAGACTTACTGCGGTAATCTTCGCCCAAAGCTCATCGCCATAAATAATGGACTCTTTCTTTACTATAACGGCGTTGATGATGTTTCCGCTCTTATGCTGAATCTTTACCTTGTCTCCTAGAGAGTGGTTCTCCCACCTCTCCGTCCATGTAGAGGTATCGGAGCCGAAGCGTTTTTGGTTCATCAGAAAAGATGCGAGAGTCTTTGCAGTTTCCGTGTCTGCAATATATTTGGCACTATACTCTTCGGGATCCTCACAGTCTAATGGCATGACTATGCGATACTCAGCATCGGAGTAATAGGTGTCGCCACTTATTGAGAACTGCGTGATGTTTACTGAATTTTCAGTATTGTTCTTAAAACAAAGCCATGCCTTTCTTGGATAGAAAGCACCACCACCTGGGTAAGTGAATCCACCTTCTTTGGATATGAATGTTTCATTGGAATACCAATCGCTGACACCTTTGCCATTCATATCAGAAGCTATGATAGTGACCTTTGTCGATGCAGGGTCTACATAAAAAAGGTTGATATGGTTGTTTGCTTTCCTTGTGTTGCCTATAAGAGTGCCGTAATCAAGGTTGCTTGCCTGATATTCCTCGAACGTTTTTGTTATATCTGAATCGAACGGATAGTAGACGCCGGGGGCGATTTCATCGCCTTTTAAGAATGAATCTTTGTCTTTCAAATTTGTATCATGATAATATACAATCTGATCCTTAGATATCTTCAAATTGCCGTATGATACGACTACTCCATCCTTTGCAAACTTTGTTGTGGTTGACTTCAGTTTGCTCTGGACGTGGTAGTTGACTGGGATGTCGGAAAAAGCTTTGGATTCATCGTTTACTTTGGAGATGTAGAATTTGTTGCCGTTGTGATCAAACGACAGCGTACACCCTCCCATCTCCATCAGAAGGGTGTCTATCTTGTCTCTCCATGTGTCCGAATCTTCATCGGTGACAACAAAAGGCACTTCCAACTGTTTCCCACTTACAGAAGTTTTCCATTCGACAATCAAGCCCAATCCTGCTTCAACTACACATCTCTCTACAACGTCCTTTATTGTTGCAGGATAGAGTACAAAGTTGGCTTTCGGCTTCTTGTCCAACTTGTCTATCGGAGACTTTGCCGTAATTGAGATGGAACCAGGAATCTTTGACGATTCGATGGAAAGCTTGCCCAAATCAAGATAGCCTCTGAATACAGTCTTTGACTCATCTGCGTTGAGAGCTTCAAACTGAATCTCCTTTTGAGGAAAAGACTGCTGCGCCTCTACAATCTTGGATACGATGTCGGAAAGCTCTACAACATTCCTGTCGTTGAATATGAGCTTGCATGAAGCACTGTCGACCGCACTCTTCCATGCAGTCGAACATAAATTTTCAGCGAATGTAAATGACATCTTGGATGTGTATTTGTTCATCCACACCCTGACGTCATCTATAGTAAGGTAGATGTTGTAATATGCTTTCATCCGTCAACTCACCAATGTATTTACACTATAAAGGCCATGGCCATTGTTATAGTCATCAATGCCCTTCAGGAATTCCGCCAATGTCATTCCTTCAGGAACCTGCACGGTCAAGTTGTTGACGTTTACGTAAGATCTGTTTCCTGTGGTATATGATACACCATTCGCAAGGCTCTGTGTAGTGTATCTATCCATGCCAGTCCATTTGTTGTAAGTCTTTTGGTCAATCTCCTTTGCTAACAAAAGTTTCTTGTAGGTGTCGAAGTCCTTGTCGGAGGTGTTGTCGGCAATCTCCATGCTATAGCCGAGAATCTTTTCTATAGTATCGTTCGTTTTATTAATTTTATCCTTGAATACTTGTCCAGGATTTTCGTTTCTCCAATCAATAAATCCCCAATCTACTTTACCTCCTCCAAACCAACCTACTACAGTATTTACTGCATCTTCAATCCATCCTAAAGCCCAGCCCATCGTCAACTTTATTGAGGAAACTATAGCTGAGAACGTAGCATCAACAATACCAAATAGACCTGCAATAGCAGCAGAAATACTTTGCAATATAGGAAAGAATGGAATCAGCACCGACTGTGCTAGATTGGATATTATGCTAGACAACTGGTCGATAAGAGGAATAATAGGTTCCAAGAAAGCGTTCAATACAGGGAGAATTGAATCGGTCAATATTGAAGATAATCTTGTAAACGCTTCTGTTTGAGCCACTATTTGAATTAAATTTGACAATAAATCAGGCATCCCTCCGGAACCGAAGGAAGAAATAAGAGTGCCGAATTCGCCCAAAGAATCTGAAGCCTGAGTGCCTAAATCCTCCCACTTCTTCTTCATTTCCTGCTCTGCATTGTATTCATTGGTAGCTTCTGTAAGTTTAGTAAACGCTTCTATCTGTGCATTTATTGCAGAAATGATATCTTTGTCTGTAACCCCCTCCAACATTCTGTTCAAATCGTCAATAGTCTTCTCGAAATCGGACATTCTGAGCTGTTCAAATTGCTTTTGATAATCGGCTGTTCCTGAAACCAATTCTTCAAGCTGAGTGGCTTTTTCTTTGGCAGCATTTTCTTTTTCTAAAAGAGTAAGATATTCTTTTAATTGGACTTTTTCTTCTTCTCTTTTTTTACTTAATTTGTTTTGTTCTTCAATAGACAAATTTCCTAATGCATACAAATCTTCATAATATAATTGTATTTCAGCATAAGCTTTTGCAAAACCTTCTGGATAATAATTAGGACTTTTATCAATGACTTCTTGATTTTTTTGTGCCTTTAAAGCAAGTCTTATGCTATCCGAATAACTTCCATTAGTAGCACCGGTTTCAAAAGCACTCTGCAATTTACTGTATTTCTCAGCTTCTTTTTTTATATCTTTCCATTTGCTATAAACTTCATCTAATTGTTGTTGTGTTACATCTCCATATTTGATCATTCTGTTATAGAGAATGGTGTACATCGACTCTACTTCTCCTAACCAAGAAGTGTATGCGTTTTGCACAGAATCATCTCCAAACAAAGATTCTGTAATACTTATATAACCATCTATTGTTGTATCTTTTATGGATTCTATGGCTTTTCCAATATTTTCTTGTATAGAACTATATATCTCATTCCATTTTCTTTCAGCTATTTTTTCAGAGGAAATATTACCAGTAAGCGTATTAACAAAATCAGAAGAAACACCGGTGACACCATTAAGCTCTGCCAATGATTCAATAAAAGCATCTGCATTTTCGGCAAGATTTTTTAAACCACTATTCCAAGATTCTATTTGGTTTTCATATTCCCTGTCTTTGCTTATCTTTTGAATTGATTTCTGTAATCTATCGACAAAATCTGAAAATTTCTCTCCGGATGCAAATATATCGTTGTCATCAAATACATCATAAAGCCTTAATATAACTTTCTGTATATCTTCAGCAGATGCTCCAAATTTCAATATCGCAGATTCAGTTTCTATCAACGCATATTTCATGCCTGAATCAGAATCATATAAACCCGTACTTACAGCTGAACTAATTTTTTCGTAGAATTTTGAGAAATCAATATTATCAGAAAGATCATATACATTAATATTTTTCTTTCCTGATATAAATTGCTCTTGTGCGTTGTTTGCTTTGTTAATCTCTTCAAGAATTTCAGTCCACCATTTTTTTATAGGTTTTATAATGTTGTTTGTCCAATCGCCAAAACTTTCCTTCATAGCTTTGACAGCTTCGTCATAACGTCTGTTTACAGATAACATGGTATCCCATTCTCTTTGAGTGGCCCCGATTGCATTTTTTTGCTGTTCAAGAGCCATTTCCGCTCTTGTTGTCATTTTGGCAAGTTCCAATTCGGATCCAGTGAGTTTATCCAAACCCTTTTTAGCTAATTCTGCGTTGACGGCACTTTCTCTTACAATAGAACCGAAGGTACGGAAATTTCTAAGGTTTCCTGCTGCACCACTCATGAAATTCTGTGCGAACTCCTCGAGAGACATATTAATGTCTTTAAAAGCGATGATATCCTGAAACTGCGATACCCATTTTGATGCAGTCTGAAGTGACTCTACAGTAGTTTGTCCTTGTGCCTGTAACAAATCTCCTACAGTAGAAAGCGCCGAAGCGGCGGTTGAAGAAGCGACACCAATTTTTGATGATAAATCAAGAACTTCATTCATTGCCCCACTTGTTTCACCAAAAACAGTATTAAGCTTAGAAAATACCTGCTCTGCCTCTGCAGCGGCTTTAGCTGATTCTGACAAAATATTTTTTATGTTAGCAATATTTTTTATCAGATTCATTACTATTCTGAATCCTATAACATTCGGAATAGTTTTTAACATTTTTGTAAAATAAGCTGATACTTTGTTTGCAGATTCAACTTCTTTTGAATACTTTGAAAATGACAATGCTGTATTTGTGATAGTCGTATCAGATTGTTCCAAAGCTTTTATATTTTCGTTTTGAGATATATTTAATTTCTCGATTTCTGCATTTACAGATGCATACTGCATCTTAATGTATTCAAGAGTTTCACTTCCAAAAGCCCCGCCTTTTGTTATGACAGATTCCATCATGTCTTTCCATGCTTTTAATGCAGCTTCATTTTGACTTATTGCAGGATTCAGTTCATGCATAGAGATGGCGTATCTATTTACAACATCGTTCATTTGCCTGAACGCATCAGCCATTCCGGCACTTCTTTCAATTCCGGATTTCAAATCCTGTTCAAGCTTAAGAGTTTGAGAACCCAGGGATTTAATATTTCTCTCTGTAGCATCGATTGTATCCAACGCTCTTTTGCCATCAGCTGTTATAATCAATCTAAGTTCGTTCTTTGCCATGTTGTTTCTCCATCTCCCAACATTGCCATTGGTTATCTTCTGAAGTAAGAATCTTCAACGCTTCTAGGACGGTAGGTCTTTCATCTCTAGTTCCCTTTCCATTGGGCAAGACCTTAAATACGACCCAATCGGAATACAACGAGAAAGCGATAGACAGAAAATCAGTGCGACAATCGACAATGTTCTCCCAAGAAAGTTCAAGGGGAACGATAACACCTTTCTCGTTCTCAATTCCCCTTAAATCACCTTCGTAGGTAATACCCAATATTTTGTCAGCTTCGGGCTGATCATTCATGGATAGCAAGCCCGCTTTCATAGCCTGCCATCCACATATCAGTTTTTTCTTTCTGCCTCAGTCAAAGTGTAGCTTTGAATCAAGTGGGCACAAGTAGATGAAATGATTTCAGAGAACGTAGGATTTGGTAGTCTTATCAATGTGTCTACATTACAGACAATCTCACGTCCTTCTTCATCCTCAATAGTTATACCCTCTACAGACTTGACTTTCTGTCGAAACATCTTCTCCATATCAAAGGATTTATCGTCTGCTGAAATATACTTTGACATCTCAGCATTTCTAATATGCTCACAGACAAGCTTCACATCCGGATATTCTTCCAAAGGGTAGAAGTCGTGGATCAACTCTACATCCAATTTACCTGCATCGTTTACCTTGAAATTCTTTGTCTTGATTTTCATGTTTTATCCCCTCCAAAAATTATTTATGCAATCTTTGCGTCTTCATCCATTCCTGCTCTGTTTGTAGAAAGAAGCTTGACGAATGAAAGTCCTTTCTCCATCTGTACAGTAGCCGCCTCATATCCGTTCTCATCTGTAGCATTTCCTGTAAAGTCAATATCGAAGGACTGTGAAGAGCCGTAAGAGGAACTATGATTGTTGGAAGTAAACAAACAAGGTACAACATCGAATTCGATTGTATCGTCAGCTACAGCGTTTCTTGCGTTCCATGCGAAGAGAACTAGATCCTTCTCTGTAGTAGAACCTTTGATGATTGTAGGTTTTCCCTCTGCATCAATCTTAATGATGTTTCCAAATCTCTTCTTGATATAGTTGGATGCATAACCTTCACCGTCAACAGAGAAGGAACAGGAAATCGAACCGGAGATTGATACAAGACCGTCACAAACGTTATTAGTAGCGGCGTCTGCATCTACAGTTACATCCTGAGTATTCTTGCTTTTATTGAGAGACTTATCTTTTGCCATACCAATAAAGATGGTCTTACAAAGTCTGTATTTATCTCCCTCCTTAAGAGTCAAATCCTTTGATACCAGCAAAGGCTTGTTAATCATCTCTTTATCTTCGCCAAAACCAGATCCAGATGTTGCCATTCCTGTAACAACTACTACATTTCCTGCCTTAAGGGATGTTGAAGCACCGGATACTGTAGTGTCTTCTGCAGCTACATCGAGAATCCATGCAAAGCTATTTCTTCCATCCATTGCTTGTGATTTCATATTTCACTCCTTCCGATGCTTAAAACCAACCCGCATCGGTTTCATCTTCGAGCTTCGATGTGACCAAGAGGACAAACCCATTCACCGGTTCCCCTTCGTCCATTCTGCAAAGCACTGAATTAGATATCTCCGAATACTTGCCGAACGTCGTCTCATGAAGCCATTCGATAAGCGTTGAATAATAGTCCAACGCTTCCATTGCACCCTCTTCAGTTGCATTACGGTTGCAATACATCTGAAAGGTAGTCATCATCTCCGAAGCTTCATTTGATTCTGAATATGTAGACCCTGATGAAGCCGTAGGATATATCGCCAATGTGAGAGGCTTTTTCTCTATGGAGAACAAGGATTTTGCAATATTTACCTTCTTCATCCCCTTCTCTTCGAGATAAGAGTTGAACCCTTTCATCTCCTCCCACATATCCGTGTAAAATTCTTTAGGTGTCATCTGCTGATTCCTTTTGATATGGCTTCTTGCCATTTGGTAAGAGCCTCTGTCTGGGATTTATCCATAGTCTCTTCTGCCATCTTCTTGTACTTGTAGAAGAAATTTCTTCCTTTTCTCCTGTCTCCCTTTGCGTAAGAACTCCAAGAGTCTCCTCCGTCATAAGAGAAGGGAAGAGAGCCTTTAGGAAAATTGACGTCCTTGTCAAAAAGATTTGCTATATTGGAAGTAAGCCTTGCTGCAGCTCTCGTCTTATATGGATTGTTTGAATCTGGCCTTTCAAAAAATTTGAAGTTCTCCAAGCCATAATCGGCAACACCACCTTTAGCTTTTCTACCATGAGTCTTGAAGGATTTGGTGGTACTATCCCAATAGGAATTCGTCGTATGATAACCGGGTTTCTTAGTCTTCCAGTTTCTCCAGTAGTATTTGCTACCTTCTCCAAGATCCAATCCGGCACTCATCTTTTCGATTTCGTATGCAGCACCTCTGGAGTTTTTTGAAACCTTGCCGACTAAGTTTTCGACTAGCCCGAAAGTGACTGTTTTGGAATTTCTCAAATAATCGGCAATCTCTTTGTTTTCAACCTTTATATTGATACCGAAATGCTCAGCCATCCACCGCCTCCTGGTCTTCAACCTCCTGCAGCTCAAATTCCATATCTCCGTTCTCTTTTCCGATTACTGTATAGATACGGAACCTTCTGTTCCTTTCAGGAAGATGAAGCGAAGATCCGACAAGTTTCTCCTTGACTGGCTTCTCCAGCTTTCCATCAAGCTGAACCAATGGGAATCTGAAGAATTCCCTATCTACATACATCTTAGGGGCGTATGCTGCAGGAGACTCCTCCTTGAACGTGCCGGAGATGAATATGCCTCTTAGAGGTATATCTTCTCCGTCAACGCTCAAGACCGCGTCTTCTGCGAACACTGATGACTGCATCAAAGAATTCCATTGGTCATCAAAAGGAAACGCCATGACACCAACCTTTATGCAGTGATTCCTGTCATTACACCGTAGTGGTCGACAGAGTCCAAAATTGGAGCAGGTGCTGTCTGACCCTGGATGAATGTGGAGACCAATGCACCCTTCTTCTCGGCGAAGGTCATATATGTCTCAGACATTGCGGCCTTTCCCTGAATGCCGTTTCTATCAACTAGGAGACCGGTGTATCCAAATCTTCCGATTGCAGAACCAGGAAGAAGGAGAGCCTTACCCTGTGGGAGATACTCTGTATATGAGACTATTCCTGAATTTGCATCTCTTGTTGAGTAGAATCCCGCATAGATGTAGATATCTACAGGGCCACAAATGAGACCGACGATTGTTCCGACCTTTGAGAGTCCGTTTGAATCGACGGAAGCCGGAGCGATTTCCCCGATGTTGACTCTCTTCTTGTCGAGCATTGTCTGCCATGCTGTTGATGCAGCGAGGGCTGCGCCATCAGTTGGGTTGAGGACGACTCTCTTGAGTGTCACACCCTTCTGGAAAAGTATCTTTGCAACTGCATTGAGGGTCTCGAAAGGCTTTGCAATGAAGTTGGCTCCAGCAATTGAAAGCATGTCGGAGGACATTGGGAATGTCTGTTCGCCATTGTTTCTTGTTGTGAATTTGCCGTTGAGTGCGCACTCCCATGCAAGTTTCTCCTTTGCGATTCTGAAACTCTGTGCGATTGCATCTCTCTTCACTGCAGCGAGTTCAAGCTGTCTTCTCTCTACAGACCATGGCTCTGTAATAGGCTCGTTGAAGAGTCTATTCTCGGCTGCAGCCAAGTCAACTGTATCCTGCTCGAAGTAATACTGAGATGCAATGTAATGTGAGGAGAATTCAGCACCATAATTTACTCTTCTTGGGTCGAGTCCCTTTACGGCCTCCTCTGGAATGCATACAGTGTCAAACTGTGCGGAGTAGTCGATGTAGTCCTGCTCTGTTCCGATTGAAGGGTTTCCAAAGAGGACGTTCTGCGCCCAGACGAAATTCTCGAGAGGCTTTGTAACTCTAACTTTTGTCTTGATGAGACCACGTGTCAAAACATCATAATTAATAGCCATACTTTACGGTCTCCTTTGTGTATTCGTCGAAGACGATTGCTGTTCTGTCTGCTGTGTAAGTTCTGATTACTTCGTCTCCGATTTTTGCGGATGTGATTCCTGCATCCCTGATTGCCTCGATATAGACGATTCCGCTTTCGATTACCCTTGCCTTTGCTCCGGTTGTGGTGAGAGTCACCTCCTGACCGAGTACGCCTACATAGCCTGTCTCAGTGATTGCAGATGCAGCGGTTGAAACCGGATAAGCCTTGTAGGTACCGTCTTCCTGTCTAAAGACGAGGTGTCCTGGCTTGGCTGCAATAGTTCCTGTGGAGGATTTCACTGTGACATCACGGCTTCTAATTGTGTCGGCAACCCACTTTGGACGAGGCATGCCGATTGTAGTAATGTCTGCCATTATTCAATCTCCTTGTTCATTTCTTCGGCGGCCTTCAGATATGGATTGTCATCGTTTCCGTATCTCTCTACGCCTGCCTCGTGAGTGTCATCGGCCAACTCATTCAACGCTGCCTTTCTTGCATCCTTGACTTCGTCCTTTGCGCTCTTCATCGCCTTAACAATGTCGACTGCAACGGCTTGGGCCTCACGTCCGTCTGCGACAGCGGAGTCGACGATTGCATCGACCTCCGCAGATCCGTTTCTCAGCTCTCTGAGGGAGAGGATTCTCACCCTCTCCTTCTCCTTCGCCTCCTTGACGAGTGATTCGACTAAGTCAGGCTGAAGGGAGCAAAGTGCAGTGAAGAACTCTCTTCTCTGCTCTTCCGACATAGCGTTGATATCCATGTCATCTCCTTCGCCCCCATTCAGAGGGCTGTTGTTTTCTGTTTCCGCAGTGACATCCACATGGGTTGTCTCCGCAGTCTTTTTCTTCTGTGTTGATTCTTCTTCGGATACATCCACCCCCAACTCTTCGAGGGTCTTGATGCCGTCAACCATTCCGGCTTTCATGGCAGCCTCTCCGTTGAGGACTCCGCCTTGTCCGAAATTTGCGAGAGCATCGCTGTATGAACACTTTCTTCTTTTGGCTACGTACTTGAGATACTTCTCTCCAAGTGCATCGACTTCCGCCTGGAAAGCCTTTGCTTCCTCATCATCTGTAATTACTGAGCAATTCTTCTTGGGAGAACACTTTGAACGGAAAACACGATGGATGAACCCTTCCTTCTCGTAGTAGGATTCACCATAGTCGACTGCATGTGCGTAACAGCCACAGGAACCGACTTCAGCATCTTCCATCATGTAGATCTCGTCGCATGCAGTTGCAATGGCGTAGGCTGCAGAGCAAGCCATGCCGGTGACATAGGCTGTGCATTTCTTTTTCTTGGATGCCTTCTCTATGAATCTGCAGGTGTCGAAAAGCCCCGCAACTGCACCGCCAGGGGAGTTGATTGAAAGGATGATGTTGTTTACACCATTCATGTTCAGTGCCTTGCTGACAAAATAATTTATATATGAATACGGATTCCAACCCTCACCAAGCGTACCTGTCACGGGAATGATTGCAGTATCTCCATCAATTACCGGTTCACCAAAATCAGTGAAAAGTTGAGATTCCCTTGGTGCCTCCAGAGAGAAACCTTCCCTCAAATACATCTTCATGTATGTGCCGTAAGCATTATTCATTCTTATCTCCTTTCTCGTCTGAGCCTTCGCCTGTCTCTTCCTTTGAGTCCTCTTGTGTCTGTCCTGCGATTTCCTGCATCGCCTCCGACTCAGCCTTTATGCGCTCCAAGACTTCTTCGTAATCGAGTCCGAACAGTTGTCTTGTTGCGTATTCCCTTGAACAAATTCCGACATTTATTGCTTTTTCGTAGGCTGACACTTCCTTGGTCGGGTCTACCTGCGGTGACTTGACTCCCGTCCAAGTGACACCCATGAGTGCCTTCTTCTGCATATCTGAGAGAGACTCCCACTCTGGGCATTCAATGTTGCCGGTAAGGATTCCGTATTCGATAACTTGTGACCATGTGGGTGTGCAGAATTTCTCTGCAAACTCACGTCTGATGATTGCGAAATTGATGTCTGTGGAATTGATGGAGGCTCTGGACGCACTGAAGGATGCATCGTAGGTGGACATGGCCACTTCGTAGGACATACCAAGGGATGATGCGATAAGACCGATTGTGGCCTTCATGTATGCGTTGAAGTCGTCACCAAGAGCCTGCCTCTGAACCGGATTTGCATGCTCGCCTTCGTCGAGGGAGATTACATTTCCCGCTCCGAGATCCATTGATGCGATGCCATTCTCGTTGTTGATTACAGCCCCGCTCTGGGCAAACTTCTCGGCAAATGTGGAGGTGCTGTCCGGAGCATCCTTGGCTTTCTCAATGAAGAGGGTGAAGATTGCCTGTGTAGCAGACTGAATCACATGGTTCTTCATGTATGAGTTGACATCAGATATCGTGTCCCTGACGGACATGAGGAGGGGAATTCCACGCACCATGGATGCATCGCTCTTCTGCACCTGGATAAGGTCGTATTCAAGCCTTCTTTTGCTTGTCCTTCTGCTGACCCTTTTCTTCTTGCTGGTCTCGTTGAGGTTTTCGTCTATGACGACTACGTAGTAGGCGGTCTCCTTTCCTGTGGTCTGGTCTATCTCGACACCACCGATAATCTTGTTTGTATCCCTTCCATCCGGAGACTTCACAGCTTTGCCGGATATCAACTGCATGTAAGGCACTACAAGACCGTTGGAGAGTTTTCTGTAACCCCAATGGGCAAGAACATCACCATCCTTGAGAATCATCTTGAAAGCGATTTTCTGAAGGTCTCTGTAGTTGTCCTTTCCGTAATAGTCAAAGTTGGGAGTGCCGGTCGTGATTCTCCAGAATGCCTCCGCCTCACGTCTGAATGAGTCAATCCTTTTCTGAGACCATCCGAGGATGTCGCTCTCAGGGGAACACATGGGAGTGAGACCTTCTCCAACGACGCGTCTGACCATCATGTCAACCATTGTCTTTCCTATGGCGTTGTATGAATAAAGGGTCTCCGACTCTGAGTTCATTTCATCCTGAACCCAGGAGTAGCCGTTGTTGGGATCCAAAGGGAAATAGAGATGCGAGTCTGATGGAATGTTCTTCGGAGGGACGTGTCTTGAACTCATCTCATCACCCCGATTCTTACGACAGAAATCATTGTTCCTTCCAACTCTGACTCAAGCCTTTCAATCTTTTTTTCGATGTCGCACTTCTCCCTGTAGAGTTCTGCGACATTTGCGTTCGTGACCATACGCTCCGACATGCCATCGGATGACTTCCAAGACTGTGCCTGTAGGGCGCGGTTGTAGGACTCGTCGATTTTCTGAAGCTGTTCCTTCAGCTTAGCGAGTTTCTCTTCCTTCCTTGCAATTAACGTGTTTCTGTCGAGCATACTTGATAAAATTATCATTCCGACTTAGGATTATTAGGAACGGGATGGATATAAACCTTGAATCCATGAAGGAAGGGCGATGTCTGCAGGAAAAGCCAAGAGAATGTTGGTGCATGTCAAGGAGAACGAAGAGTGGAACACATTTGAGTTCTTCTCGATTGCCGACACAAAACGCTATCTGCGAGGAAATGGAGTAAGGTTCCGTGACGAGAACGCCTTCAGCCCTGAATACGGAATAATCATCGACACTGAAAAGCTGATAGAAATAGAGGAGGCGTGCGTACAGGAAGAGGAACTGCACCTCTTCGACAAGACATACATATCCTTGGGCGAATGGTGCAGAAGAAATGAAATCGATTACAAGAGCGGTGTGGCTATGGTTGCATCGAGAAGGCTTGATGCCGTGAAGGTGGGAAGGAAAGGAAGAATATATGTTTCCGAAAAATTCGTAAGCATCCCTTACAAAGATAAGCCGATAATAAGCGGGGGAATCACTTATATTCCTCTCTCCATATGGGCTGAAAGGAATGGTGTCGACTACAACAAGGCGCATTATCTTTGCAACAAAGGGGTGCTGAACCACATAAGGGTTCCGAAGAAGAAATTGAGCAAGATTTATATAGACGAAAGGGAGGCGTTGGATGGAAAGAAATGAGATAACCCACATTGACGGAAGGGAGTTTGTGACTGTCAAGGAGTTCGCAAGAAGGGAAGATGTCTCCGAGATGACAATCGAAAAGAAGATAAAACTTGGAATCATACCGGTGGTGTATCCGGACAGAAAGAAGAAGCGTTACATTGATTGGGAATTGGGGGATAAGGCCTTCAACATGAATCCACCCAACAGAAAGAACGTGGAGGCTCAAAGGCTCGTCAAAAGAAAGAAGAAGGAAGATACATATGCCAAGGCGAAGGAAAGCGCTGGTAGCCCTTCAGTATCGTCTCCGAGCATTCCTTCCATTGAGGATGAATCCATAAGGAAGGAGAAACTGATAGACATCTCCGAAATAGACCCAAAGCTGCTTGAAGACTGCAAGGTCAACGGCACTGTCGATTGGGATTTGGCGAAGAAGAAGTTGACCGCAATGACATATGCCTATGACTTGGACATAAAAAAGGGGAAATATATAGACAAGGCTGAAGTGCAGATGTGGGCCTTGACGTTAGCGAAGATTTTAGAGAGCAACCTCTCCTCTATCCCGAACCGATATGCATCGATATTGGAGGCCGAAGTCGTATCCATGGTGAGGAAGATTACAGGAAAAACAGTCAACCTGACCGATGAGATAAAGAGCAAAATGAGGGAAAGGATGGAGAATGTGGCTCCTGAGATATTCAGGTCTATACAGGAGTCCCTGGAGAAGTTCAACGATGAAGAATAATTGGTTGAGGGATACGCTTGTATCCTCGTTTACTCCGAAGAAAAGAAAGAACATTGTCGAGTGGCTTGAATCACCTGGTCTGAATCTTCCGGCAAATACCGCAGAGCCGGGAAAGTTGAAGGTCGAGAGGACTCCCTACATGAAGGAGATACTGAAGAGGATGTCTCCTGATGATCCTACAAGAGAGTTGATTCTCGTTTTCGGCTCCCAGATGGGAAAGACAACCATTGAGAATGCGATTATGTGTTATTTTATAGAAGAAGACCCCTCTCCTATGGCGTTCGCTTTCTCTGATGACAGCAACCTTGCAGGATACATCAAGAACAAATTCGACCCTCTTCTTGCTGCCAATCCGAGAATAAAATCATTATTGAGGACTGAAGGAAGCGGAAAAGCCGACTCGATGACATCCAAGATATTCCCAGGAGGATTCATAAAATTCCTTTCCGGTAAATCTGAATCATCAATGAGGTCTGACTCAGTAAGAATCGTAATAGCGGATGAGGTCGACGGCATGGGACTGACAAAGGGAGGAGATCCACGCTCCCTTCTAAGGAAGAGAACGAACACATTCAAAGACCGCTCTAAGATGTGCATGTCCTCCACTCCGTTGAACGACAGCATGATTTATTCTTACCTCAAGGAGTCCACTTTCAACAAATATTATGTTCCGTGTCCATGTTGTGGGAAGATGATAAATCTTTCGAGGGACACGTTGAGATGGAGCCTTATAGAAGACACTGTGACTGTTGATGATGCATGGATGGAATGCCCCGAGTGCAAAGGCGTCATAAGGAATGAAGACAAGATAACAATGTACGACAAGGGGGAATGGAGACCTACCAACCTCAAGGCAGACCCATCTATACAAGGCTATTATCTTCCATCCTACCTTGCGCCTGTCGGATGGATAAGTTGGAAGGACTGCGCCAAGGAACTCGTGGAGGCGTTGAACGCTCCTGAAGACGAGAAGGAAACAAAGCTGATTTCCTACACAAACACAATAGATGCAATGCCCTACGCCAAAGGTGGAGTCGACGAGCAGGCATGGAAGGAGACCTACGACAAGGCAAAGAAGTCAAAGTACGAAAGAGGAAGAATCCCCTCTTGGGTCAACTTCCTTACAACCGGCTCCGACGTGCAGAAGAACCGTTTTGAGATATCCCTATACGGATGGGGCAAGATGGGCCACTCCATAGCCATAGACCATTGGTTCATACCGATAGGAGACAACGAAATAGACGATCCGAATTCACCGGCATGGTATGCGCTCACAGACAGCGTGCTGAAGTCCGACTTCACAAGGGATGACGGACTTCACATGCAGACCATAGCCAATGCAATAGACTCTTCATACGAGACTGAAAACATAAACAATTGGTGGAGATTCCTTCCGAACGAACTGAAGGACAGAATGTATATCGTAAGAGGTAGAGTAAACCTCGAAGGACTTCTGCCAATAAGAAAGGACATAAAGAGAAAGAATGGTGGTGACATCTTCTTCTGGGGGGTGCCTGTCACCGACTTGAAGCACAACCTCTTCGATCATCTCAAGTCCTCTCTTGAACCGAAGAAGGACATGCCGTTTTTGATGGAGTTTCCAAACAACTTCTCAGCAGAATATTACCAACAGCTATATTCAGAACAATGGGTGAAGGAGAAAGGAAAGAAGAAATGGGAGTGGGTCAAGATAAGGGACAGAAACGAAATCCTGGACTGTACGGTCTACAACTTGGCCATGTTCTATCATATGGGTTTTGGCAGATGGACTGCAGAGCAATGGGATGCATTCGACAGACAACAGAAGATAAGCGCAACGACACTTGCGGAGATGTCGCTGTCTTCACAGAAGAGAAGAGGAAGGAGGGTGTTGTCGCAGGGACTCAAGATTTAGGCATAAAAAAAGGACACCGTTACCGATGCCCCCAAACCAATAAAATTTTAAGAAGTTATTGTATTTTTGCTCATAACACGGATTGTGTCAACAATTCAGACCCAGCTTTGTAGGAGTATATCTTCGATATAAGGTCTGAGACAGGAAGGAGTCTCGATGCCACCATGTGGGTGTATCTTTTCTGCATCTTGCTCTGGTCTTGATGCTCCCAGGAGAGATATTCTGCGACCATAATCTCTGTAACCTCGCCATCCTCCAGACCTTGGTCGGCAAGAAGGTTCGTATTGAGTGCGTGTCTCAACTTATGTGCCGAAAGCATGTCAAAGGCTTCTTCGTCCTCGAACACTATTCCATCCAACTTGACGTTTTCCTTGAGTCTGTCGAAAAGTTGTCTGAAACGATTTGCGGTATAATCAGGAAATATTCTGTCATCCGGATTCTTGCTGATGAACGGCTTTAAAATTTCATATAATTCCTCGCAGATTGGAATGGAACGGCAGAGGTTCCATTTGGGTTTGTCCACGACTGTGTACTCGTCATTCTTGAAGGCTCTGTCGACGTTGATGTAATGGAAAGCCTCTCCTCTGTATATGCCGTTGCATATCTGACCGGAAGTAAGTGCAGCCGCCTCAGCCCTTCTCATACCGGTGTAGGCCAGGAGACAGAACATGGTGTAGTCCTCCATATCCCTACCCTTTCTGGCGGATTCATACAGTCTGTTGCATGCAGGCTTGGAGAAACGGAAGAGTTCAGGTCTTGCAATGATCTCTGCAATGTCATTGGGGGTCATTGGGATGACTTCCTTCTGCTCCTCCACCTTTATGTCACTCATGCCCTGTGCAGGAGACATTTGAATCCATCCCTGCTCCGCAGCATAAGTAAGGCAACGCTTGAACTGGGAGAACATCTTGTTAGCCTTGGATGTGTTGCCCCACTCCTTATGTATCAAGGACAAGATGGCCTTGCACTGCATCCTTGTAAGATCCTTCAACTTGACCTTGTGCAGGGCTGTCTTTCTTTCAAGAAGGTCAAGAAGGTTGTGCATGTTCCTTGCAACTTCCTTTGAATGCCTCTCCCCATAGATTCTGCCGGTTATCTTTGCATCCAGATATTCCGGATTGACGCTATAGTCCATGTAAATGTAAAGAAGGTCTGCAAGACTCTTGGGATTTCCCCTTCTTTCATGGATCAGCTTGAAATTCTCCTCTATCTCCGAGGCGACTTTTTCATCCTTTGTGCGTGTGGCGTAAGTCCTCCATTTTCCGTTTTCGTCCTTATAACGGAAATACCACCAGCCGTCATTCTGTCTGTACATGGCGAAACCCTCCATTGTCTTTGCCAATCAATGCAAAGACTACAGAGGTGATTACAAAGCGTATAAGTCGTTGTATTACAACGATTTGTTTCCTATGCGGGCGGGCAGGATTGAACTGCCGACCCCATCCGTGTGAAGGATGGACACAATTTCACGCTTTTGCACGTATCTGTATATATTTGCATGAATTAACAATGACGTTTATATTCGTTTATATACGTTTTTGTCAATGAGATTGGCAAATTTTGCCAATATTTTTTGTACATGGCGAGGTCGTGGCGAGACGATACCCTATTTTAAAGGGTATATAAAATAGGATGGTTATTTTTATAAATTTTCTTCAAATTTAAAAAATTGAGATTTAAAGATTTAATGTTTTTTTTGAAAAAAGAGAAAGTTGATTTAAAAAAGGGAGGGGCTTCCGCACCCCTCCGGTAAGGAGATTCCCATATCAAAGTGAATCGAGTTCTTCTTGGTGTTCCTGGGCGATGTACGTCTGCTTTATGATGTCCAGGACAAGTTTTTTGTTCTCTTCGTTTAATTTGAAGTAGATGTTTGTAATCTTGTCTATCACATCCTCCATAAACATACTTCCCTTTCCTGTATCCAACCAAACAAGATTCATTCCGAACTGTTTCTCAAGCAACGTCCTTATTCCTTTTGGAATCTGGTTTTTGCCAAGTTCGTAAAGAGAGCAGGTGCTTTGGGTTATTCCTAACTCTTCGCTGAACCTTGCTTGTGAATACTTCGTAGGTAAGGATTTTCTGAATTCCTTCAACCTTTCACCTATCTCTATATCCAGCTTCGATAGAGGAGCCTCTTTCTTTTCGGCTTCCTTCATAGAAGACCTCCTTGACAATAATGTACACTTTTTTACGAATTTTATCAATAATTTATAAGTAATTTTACGAATTTTATTCGTAATTTATTCTTAAAATTCGTAGTAATAAGTATGATTTTTGCTCATTTTTACGATTTATTCATATTTTTATTGACTTTGTTACGAATTAGCCATATATTCTAGTCATGAAAACAGAAATGACACAGAACCATATTCCTACAGAGACTTTGGAAATGCTTGAGAAGCTGAACAGTGCCAACAAGAATGCCGTCGTAATGACTATCCAAGGCATCTACATGGCTCAAAAGAACATGGAGAACCTTCTCAACGAAAAGAACAAGAAGAACGTCTGAGGCTCTTTATGGAAGAGTACATCGACACACTTATTGAACAGGCGAAATCGGACATCAAAAAGGCGCAGGAGCGCCTTAAGACACTCACCCTCATGAAGAGTCAGGTATCCGTTTGCAATACATCCGTATCAGTAAGGGAGGCATCCCTGATGATAGGGATCACGGAGCGTTCTGTCAGAGATTGGCTGCACTCCGGAAAGCTGAAGGGTCAACGTGTAGGCAAAAGCTACTACGTTGACAGGGAATCGATAAAGGAGGTGCTTGCAGGGAATTAAGTCGTTGAATTTTACAACTATTTGTTTCTGGGGGATGTTTACGCATCCCTATTAAAAACCAAAAAAGGAAAAACCATGACTAAAAACGATATACAATACACAGATTATTGGGTTGCCAACGGCATTAAGATACTGGTCTACGGCCCCACCGGTTCAGGAAAAACCTATGCGATGTCAACTTGCCCAAGACCGTTCATCATAAATGTTGCAACAGAAAGCGGACTTCTTTCTCTCCGCAAAAAATGCATACCATACAAAAGTGTCGGAAGCCTTGAAGAACTCGAAGACGTAATAAACTTCTTGGTGCAGGAAGAGAATTGGAACAATTTCGACACATTATGCATAGACAGTCTTTCAGAGATTGCCGAAGTCTGCCTCTCCGAACAAAAAGGACTGACAAAGGACGGCAGAAAGGCCTATGCAATGATGGCCGACGAAATGATGGAAAGGATAAGAGACCTCATCTCAATCCCGGGAAAAAACCTCTACTGCATCTGCAAACAGAAGAAACTGCAGGACGACGAAGGGAGAATACTTTTCTCTCCGGATGTCCCAGGACAAGCCTTCGCACAGAAAATCCCATACTACTTTGATGAAGTCTTTGCCTTCAGAATGATGAGGGATGCTAACAAGAACCTCACGAGAAGGCTTCAGACAGTACCTGACGAAAGGTACGATGCAAAGGACAGATCCGGAGACCTCGATCTATTTGAGGAGCCGGATATAACTCAAATCATAAACAAAATCAGTTAATAAAGGAGAAGCACTATGGATATTGTAATAGTGGAAGAAGACCAGCTGTTCATGGATACAGCTATGAGATGGCTTGAACTCAAATCGATGAAGAATCAGATTGACGAAGAAATGACCAAATGTCTCGAAGAGTTCCAGCAATACGCAGGAATCAACCCAAAGGAATCAGACTTCGAAGGCAAGGTTAACCTTACTTGTGGAAAGACCAAGGTCATCCTTGAATACAAGTACAACCGCACCATTGACAAGAAGCTTTTGAAAGAAATCTGTGCAAAGACGGGAAAACCGGCACAGACATACGTCAATGTAAAATTTGAATACCCAGGCGTGACGATGCTTGACGAAATGGATCCTGAAGCCCTTGAGTGCCTTAAGGATTGCACAAAGACAAGTAGAGCAAAGACCAGCATGAACATTGAAATTAAATAAGGAGAACAAAGAATATGGCAAAGTTAAACAGAAGAATCAACAGGGAAGAGTTGGCGAAGCCGGATGAATTCAGCGTATTGCCAAAAGGTAAGTACAACACAATCATTTCAGAGACAGACTATGCGATAGCCAAGAACGGCAGGGAGACCATAGAACTCCGTTTTAAAGTCCTTGACGGAGAATATGCAAACAGAATCATCTTCGGCTCCATAACAATCGTACAGCCCTTGAATCCTGAATTGCCTTACGATGAAGCGGAAAAGAAAAAGGTTCAGGCTGAAGTAATCGGACAGAAGAACCTGAACTCACTCATGATGGCTGTCGACATGGCCAGCTTTGATGATACTGACGATTTCCTAAACAAGAAAGTTACAGTCGAAATTAAAGTCACTCCGGCAAAGGGTGATTATCCAGAAAGAAACGACATTGTCCGCTACCACGAATATGAAGGTGACAAACTTCCTCCAACATCAGCAACACAAAAGGCTCCTGCTGCATCTACTCCAAAGTCAAACAAAAGAACTGCATGGCCAGGCTCTGAGAAACCAAGCATCAAAAAGCCAATAGAGGAAGATGAGGCAGAGGAAGTCTTTGTTGAAGAAGAAAAGGCTCCTGGACAGAGACCTTGGTAAGGATGGCATATGGCTAAGACACCTGTTGAAAAATTCAATCTACAGAAACTGATAGACAAGGCCGTAGAGGGCGATGCGAAACCGTATCGCTCCTCAAACATTGGCGCCTCCACAATCGGATGCCCTTGTCAGCGTTCCACTTTTCTGACCTTCAGATGGGCATCCCCTATGGAGAAATTCAGTGGGCAGATGTTGAGGTTGTTCGATGTCGGGACAAGAGAAGAAGGAATCATGGTCAATAATCTCAAGAAGATAGGTTTCGATGTCAGATACACCGGAATACAACAGCTTAAGTTGCAGATAGCGCCACACCTCATCTGCAGACCAGATGGAGTCATCTACGACGGCATTCCAGAACAAGAAGTTCCGGTCAATTTTGAGTGCAAGACCATGAACAAGAACAACTTCGACAAGTTGGAGAAACAAGGTCTCAGAAACTACAAGCCGGAATATTATGATCAGGCTCAGTGCGAAATGTACGGAGAGTCCAATGCACTCAACGAGGATGTCTCGGAGACTCTGTTTGTGGCACTCTGCAAGGATGATTCAAGAATCTATGCCGAAATCATAAGATACGACGAAGAGAGAATGAACCTCATCCTCAAGAATGCCGAAAACATTGTATTTGGCAACACCCTTCCGGAGGAGTATTCCATTGATCCGGAGATGACTCAGTGCAAATACTGCAATAACTCAGTATTCTGCCATGTCACCCATGAGACAAGAGAGGTCAACTGTCGTACCTGCGCATTCTCCAAACCGGAAATTGACAGCACTTGGACTTGCTCCGTTTACCCAGGCTCCCCTATCCCTTATGATGCCCAGATGAAAGGTTGCCAATGCCACGCAATGAATCCTCTCCTTGTTCCTTACAGAGTAGATAAAGAGAAGAGCAAAGGCTTGAAGATTGCCTACGTAAGGGAAGACGGAGAAATCGTGTATAACGGCTATGGCGGTATTCCTTCTAAAGACTTGTGGAAACACATGATTGTCGAAAAGGTCGATGATGGCGCAGACCCATTATCAGTCACATTCAAATGATTAAGCCGGATTGGTTTCCGGCATGTGTACTCTGAAGCGAAAAGTTTCTATCTCACTTCCATATTTTGTATTGTTACGAGGTTTAGATCCCTTTTAGCAATTCTCCTTATGCCTTCGGGGTACACATGGCAGAAGCCAATAAAAAGGAAAAAATGATTGAACTGAGAGACTACCAGAAGAAGGCGGTGAACGACGTCTTCGACTATATATGCAACAACAAGGGCAATCCTGTCGTGATAAGTCCTACCGGAAGCGGTAAGAGCATACTCATAGCAGAGATCATAAGAAAATCACTGAGGTGGTGGCCAAGCACCAGAATCCTTATGCTCACACATCAGAAAGAACTCATAGAGCAGGACATGGACAAGCTGAAGAGGATTGCTCCTGACTTGGACATTGGTGTCTACTCTGCATCCCTCAAGTCAAAGGATGCATCACATGACGTAACCTTCGCATCGATACAGTCAATCTGCAAGAACACCGAAGACAAATTCAATGTGGTGTTGGTCGACGAGTGCCACCTCATAAACAACAATGAAAGTGGAAATTATCGTTCCTATCTCGGAATGTTAAATTGTAGAGTGATAGGGTTTACCGCCACTCCATACAGACTTGGTCAAGGCATGATCGTCGGAGATGACACGATATTCGACCACTACATCGAAACTATCAGCATCCTCGAAATGCAGAGAAGGGGTTATCTCTCAAGACTCTACTCTAAGGAAACTTTCACAAAACTTGACGTTACCGGTGTAAGTAAACTAAACGGAGAATACAAAGCTGGTGAATTGGACAAAAAAGTAAACACATTGAAGACCAACGAAGCCGTTGTGGAGGAACTGTCGAAGTATATAACGGACAAGGACATAAGACACATGATAGTCTTCTGCACCTCCGTAGAGCATGCCTATGCAATAAAGGGTCTTCTCTCTGAAAAGGATATCCCTACGGTATGTGTCGAAGGCGCAATGGACAAGGCTACAAGAGAGAGATCCATTGAAGAGTTTACCTCTGGAAGAGCATTGGTTGCAACAAACGTCAACGTACTTTCCATAGGTTTCGACTATCCGGAGATAGACTGCGTAGTGATGCTCCGCCCCACCCTCTCCACAGCCCTTTATGTCCAACAGGCGGGGCGTGGGCTGAGAATTACTCCAAACAAGAATAAGTGCCTCCTCCTGGACTTTGCCGGCAATGTCAGAAGACATGGCCCCATCGGCAACCTTGCATCGATTCCAAGAGCCAAGTCAAAGGAGAAAGGTAATGGAGTGCCACCAATGAAGACATGCCCCGAGTGCCTTGAACTATTGTTCGCATCTGCGACTGTATGTCCTACATGTGGCCATGAATTCCCGAAGCACAGAAAAGAGTTCATGCTCTTTCTGGGCGATGTAAACGGAGACGAAGAGGTAGGACACATCGTTGAGTCTTGGACTTGGCTTGAGAAGACATCGAAGAAGAACCAGCAGATGTGGCTCATCACATATAATACGCAAGTCATAACAAGTGATGAAGGCAAGTCATCCGTCAAGGAATATCTCGTCTATGATGAATATGCGAATCCATATGCGAGAAGAAAAGCCTACTCAAGGATGAAGGAACTCTCAGCAATCCTTGATGTAAATGTGAAGGATTTTACAGATGAGGACGGAACCGTAGATTTTGTCAGATGGGGCAAAGCCATAGCTAACAATGGCAAACCAGCAGCCATAGTCACAATGAAGGATGGAGATTTCTCAAGGATCACTGCAACCTTCTCTGACAGGGAGATTGAGGAAGGAATGAAGGCAGAGGCAGAAGAGAACAGAATTCTGGAAGAGACCAGAAGTAGATTGTATGGAGAAACTGAATAATGGCCAAAATGCCTAACACCATATACAGAAAAGATTTGGGCAAAACATTCTACACTTCACACAATCCGATTGCTCCGGATGAGTTCCTTTCCCAACACTTCAATGCCGTACTTGACCATCCTGTCTCCATAGACGGAAAGATACATCGTTTCAGACCGAATGGAAGCAGGGAGAAGGATGGATGGTATGTATTCTCCGAGGTTGATGGAATAGTATTCGGAAAAGCCGGTGATTGGCGCAAGGGCAAGGACAACGATGTAAGGTACGCCCCTGAAGGCAAGATATCGGATGAAACCCTGCAACGCATGGCGGAGAAACAGAAATCCATAGAGGAAGAGAGGACAAGGCAGAAACAGTCAGCCTTGTTGAAACTCAAGTCCGAGTGGTTTGTTCTTCCTTCATGCACCGAAGACCATCCCTATCTACAGAGAAAGAACGTAAAGATCTACGGAGACATAAGGATGACGGACAAAAGTATTGTCATTCCAATGTATGACTCCGACGGAGAACTTACAAACAGACAGGCGATAAACGACAAGGGTGAGAAACGTTTCGGAGCCTTCATGGAGACAACCGGAGCGAGGTATGTAATAGAAGGAAGCGGGGCTGTGTTCCTTTGCGAGGGATATGCCACAGGAGCGAGCATACATGAAGCCACGGGTGCCGAGGTCATTGTTTGTTTCTCTGCAGGCAACCTCAAGAACGTGGCCAAGGACTACCCAGGTGCTGTCGTGGTGGCAGACAATGATGCATCCGAAACCGGAGAGAACGAGGCAAAGAAGACGGGGTTAAAGTACATCCTCATACCAGAAGTTGGCATGGATGCAAACGACTTCGCAAACGAATACGGCTTGGAGGAACTCGCAAATCTTCTCAATGTCAGAAGGAAGAGAGAAGATGATTGGCTTGTACCTTTCAGCCAATGGAGAAAGGAGTACACACCTCAGAAATGGCTCATAAAGGGCTATGTACCGGAGGGTGAAGGAACGAGTATGATATTCGGCCCTACGGGATGCGGAAAGACTTTTATTACTTTGGATATGCTTCTTCATATAGCCACAGGAAAGCCATGGCATGGCCATAAAGTGAAGCAAGCTGGCGTAGCCTACTTCTGCGGTGAAGGCTACGGAGGTCTGAAAAATAGAATCGACGCATGGTGCTTAAAGAGCAACGTAGACCCAGACTCTCTGAAGAATTTCTATATATGCCGTTGGCCGGTTGACTTGAATGATCCGGTGGAGATGAAGAAGTACATGGAGCAGATAGAGAAGTTATCCGGTTTGGTAGGTCTTGCTGCAATCGACACCCTCAACAGATTCTTCTCCGGAGATGAAAACAAGGCTGATGACATCCATGCATTGTTGGATGTTTGTGAGGACATTTCATTGGCTTTAGGTGGTGTTCATGAACTCATAGTCCATCACACCGGAATCGCATCCGAAAAGGAGAATAGAGCCAGGGGAAACCCAGCCTTGAAGGGTGCCATGCAAGTTGAACTCATGGTCATGAAGAATCCGGATACAGGGCAGATTCTGTTGAAACAGACAAAACAGAAGGACATGGAGATGATGCCTGACAAGTTCTTCACCTTATCCAAGGTGATGCTTCCCTACTACGACGAGGACGGAGAGCAATGCTCAAGCGTTGTACCTGAATGTGATGAAGAGGAGAGGAATGTCATGGACATGAATGCACAGGGAGCAAAGCTTCTCTTTAACAAAATGATAAAGGATGCTTTTGCCGAAAGTGATGAGGAGAATGTCAGCATAGATCCACAGGACAACAAGACCATAGTATCGAGGGGATTCATCATAAAGGTTGCTAAGACCTTCTATCATAACCGTGGAATGAAAGAGCCGTATGAAGATGAATACAACCTAACAAAACCGGAATACAAGCAGAGTTTTGTATCCATGTATCTGAAAGATTCCATAGAAAAATATGCAAAAGGATGGTGGAAAGTAATATGAAATTAGTTTCTATAATAGACGATTGGTGAGCCATTGGTGGATTGGTGGGTCATTGGTAGACGTTTACCAATGAGAATGCGAGACCCTCAATCCATTGGTGAGAAAGGGTGGGAATATATGTTTATTATACATATTCCCCCTTTCACCAATGAGGGTCGGGGGGTTAAAAATAAAAGAATTTCTTAAAAATTACAAACATTAAATTATTTTCATAAAGGAGAGCAAACATGTCAAAGACAAAGTTTTTCAAAGGCAACTTTCCGGATCCTGAATTCTACATGTACATCGGAAAGCATGGCGATTGGAAGGTGTATGTAGATAGGAATGTGAACAACGAAGGTTTCTACAAAATCAAGGTCGTGTCTATGATTCCTAGACCGAAGGCAAATTTCTATCTGGACTTCGGTTTGGAGAAAAACGACCTGGTCGACAACAAGAGCAGGTTTTCACTTAGGGAAATGTATCCGCACGACGCCTATGACATTGAGGAGATAATCAAATCATATTTTAGGGGAGGAAGTAAGTGATGTTAGCTGAGCGTCGGATGTGAGGCGGTTCCTCCATCTGACGGATGGAGTATCTGAGGGTGCAAAGCTGATTAGACGGAGAGATAGTAGCGTGAGATATATTCGAGCATGGGAAGCCATCTCCGTATCCATGAAGGCTGAAGCTGAAATGGATAATTGCCAGAGCATCCGACAAAAAGGGAAATCTACAATCCTGGGAACTACTTCATTGGGATTGAGGAAGAGACGGACAAAGCTGTAGCGAGGATAAGGGAGGCCTACGGTTTTTCGAAAAGGTTAGGATTGGGAAGGCTCTATGTGTGCTTCTCGGGTGGCAAGGACAGCGTAGCGGTCTACGGACTATGCAGACTTGCATTCGGAGATTCACTTATGGATTCATGTGAGTTCCATTACCAGCACACCGGATTGGATTATCCGGAGTTGGTGAGGTTCATCAGAAGAGAGTTCCCCTTCGTGGAGAGGCATCTACCAGAGAGAACCATGTGGGATATGATACCTAGCTATGGAATCCCTCCTACAAGACTTGCTCGCTATTGCTGTAAGGAACTGAAGGAGCGGGGCGGAGAAGGCAGATTCTGTCTTACAGGTGTGAGATGGCAGGAGTCTTCGAGAAGGAAGAATAACAGAGGAGAGTTTGAGTCCGACGGAGTTCTTCTTAATGTGGACAACACCGAAGATCGAAGGTTGTTGGAACATTGTATACCTAAGAGAAAGCACATATGCAATCCGATAGTCGATTGGTCTGAAGAGACCGTTTGGCGGTTTATCGTGGGGCAGGGGTTACCCTACTGTTCACTCTACGACGAAGGCTATGACCGGCTAGGCTGTATAGGTTGTCCAATGGATACCAAGAGGGAGAAGGTGCTGGAACTATATCCTAAGTACAAAGAGGCTTATCTGAGGGCTTTCGAAAGAATGCTTGAAGAGAGAAGACGAAAAGGATTGGATACAACCTGGAAGACTGCAAACGAAGTCTTCGAGTGGTGGTTGGAGAAGTAAAGAAAGCCCTAGAAATGATTCTTTTCTTTTGGATGTGAAATTACACGGAAAAAGAGAAAGGAATCGCTGGCAGGGCGAGAATGATGGGATTTAAGGAGATTTGGAGATGATTGATTTACCAATTGGAACAGTGTTCCATGTTGCTGGTAGAAAAATAATCGTAAGAGAAGAAATAGAAAATGGATGTGGGAAATGCGCCTTTAGACATTCCGATGAGGAGGATAATCTGTTTTTTGTTTGTCGTATGGTGGAATGTGGTTTTTTTGATAGAAAAGATGGACATTACGTTTATTTCGAAGAGGTGGAAGAATGAATGATAAGAAAGACGACACCATCCTCTGCATAGGCCCCGCATTGGATGATTTCCTGAACCCAATGGAAAGTCAGGAAGTAAGCATAAACGTAAGCAATGAAATGAAGAGCAAGCAATCAGATCTATTGAAGATTCTGAGTCTTGCAAAGAAATTTGATGCAAGGAAAGGAAGGGATGGTTCAGTTATAGTTGAGGACAAAGACAACAAACTCTATGCAGAAATAGCCCCCAAGGGGATAAGCTACTACATGAAGAACCGCCCTCCTGAGACTTTCATCGATGAGGACGATGGCTACGAATACCAGGATTATGATTCATGGATTGGCATCGACATGGATGCCATGAGGGAACTCAAGGTGTTCTGCGAGTCTTTCGTGTTTATGCTGAACAACATGCTTTTGAAGGAAAAAATAAACAGATGGATGGAGGAAGCCAAGGAGGAGAATGTATGAATTCACTTTTATATTTGTTTGGCAGGATAAGAGATCTGTATTCAGGTGAAAACTATAACAAGGATGTAGTCAATTTCATCAATATGTTTGTAGGGCCTTTTATAAAGATTGATTACATAATCAAGCGTGACATTGCTGATGAATTTTATAATGAGACTTCAGGCGAATGTCCTAATTGTGGGGGAAAGCTTGTTTGTTTTGTCAGTGATATAGATTATGACGGAATATGTCTGAACATCACGTGTTCGGAATGTGGAACAAGTGTGCATACGGATATAAAATATATTTATGATAGTATTTTCAATAACGCCATGAAAGGTATCGGTGGAGATGATGCATACGAAAATTTATCAAATATGATCCATGACTTGATAAAGGATTCGCTGGAGGAGTTCAAAAAGGAGGAATCCCTTTGAACTCTCCCGAACTTAAAATTCAGCACGACTGCGTGGTCTATCTCCGCTCTCTCGGAATCTTCTGCCACTCCGTACCCAACGAGGCTGGAGGTCGCTCCAAGATACTGCAGACGCAGCTTGTCTCTGCAGGTCTTGTTGCCGGAGTGGCTGACCTAGTGGTGTGGTGGCCTTCAGTCTCCATGCCTACTCCTCTTCCAAGGGTGTATCAAGCCTACCCCGGATACATAGAGATAAAGACACAGGAGGGAAGTCAGTCCGAGAGGCAGAAGGTATTCCAGAAGAAATGCATCGAGAGCGGAATCGAATACGCTGTCGTGAGATCCGTGGAGGACATGAAGGATATTGTGGCTATGCACATCTCCGAGGATAGTTTGTAAACTTTACAGAAGGAATTGTAAACCATGAAGACAACAAAAACCCATACCATCTATGTTGACGATGAATCGCTTGAACGTATTGGAGAATGCTTCGCCAAGCTGTGTATGGAGGCGAAGAATCCATGTACTACAACAGCCGAGAAAGAGAGGGCCTTTGACAAGGTAGTGTTCGGAAAGAAGATTCTTTCGTTCCTGAAGATAAAGGTCAACCCACCGAACAACCGGAACGAAGTCCACTTGGAAATCCAGAATTGAGCCGTAAGTTTTTACGGCTTTTATTTTTCATGATTTTCATGATTTTTACGAATTAATCGTGAAAATTACCCAATTTCTATTGACTAATCGTATTTTCTCCTCTAATATCATTACATCAACCAAATCAAAGGATTTAAGAAGGAGGGATGAATGAACGCATACATAGTGATGCTCATAGGTCTCATATCCGCCACCATTCTGATAAGCGTTTACGGCTATCTGGACTATAGGGAAGGCGGTCACGTCGAGGACATGTACAACGGATTGAGGAAGACCATAGATACGCTCAAGGAACGCTTAAGGATACTTGAGGATACGGTCAACGCAATGAACAAGGATGGAATCAAAATGGAGACAACAAGCAATGAAACCAATGTTGCGGACTTGCTTCACAAAATTAATTCGGAAAAAGCGATGAATTTTGATAATACCAAAGAGAAGGACAAGACATGACACTGTATACGCTGATGGCAATCATCTACTTTCTGATGATATGTTGCCTCACGTTCATGGTGGCGAAGGCCAGCGAAAACAAAGAGAGATTCCTCTTTTTTGGATTGTCCTTCTTCACGGTGATGACCACGGTGACAATCATAATTCAGACAATAATGGAAAACCAATAATTTAAGGAGCAAATAAAAAATGGCAGACGAAATCTACAAATGCAAAGCTGAAATAGTCAAAAAGAAGAAAACCAAACCAAAGAAGAACATGACAAAAGGCGAGAAATTGGAAGAGTTGGCTGAGAGAGACTTGAAGGAAATCCTCAGAGTCGCAAAAAACTTCCAGGAGGTTGATCCGGAACTGACTCCGGTTGAAGTCATGACAAGGGCATTGATGCAGGTGTCCAAAAAGAGAAGCAAAGCCCTCGATGTAATGAAGTCAAAGAAAACTGATGTATCAAGGGAAAAGCTGAGAAAGCTGGTGCAGGTTGTATATGACTATCAGGACTTGAGAATCAGAACCTCAAATAGACTTGCAAAGAAAGCTGACGGCACTGCACAGGACAAGGACGATGCAATTCTCCCGGAGGAAGAGATTCCTCAGATCAGAAAGGTTTTGGATGACTCCAGAATCATGGAGGATGAAATCTTCGCAACAATCAAAGCAGAGGTGGAGAAATTCCCTGTCTACAACCTCTTCCTCTCCAAGGTGAAGGGTTGTGGCCCCGCAATGTCTGCAATCATCATAAGCTGCATAAACATCAACATCGCAACCACAGCAGGAAAGATAATTCAGTATTCCGGACTCAACTCCGGCATGGTCAAAGGCAAGAAGAAGGATGAAGACGGTAACATCATAACCACTGATGAACTCGTCAGAGGGGACAAGCCTACCAAGGGTTTCCTTCTCCCTTACAATGCTTTCCTCAAATCAAAGCTTATGGGTGTCCTCGCTCCATGTATGCTGAAGTCAAACTCACAATACAGAGTCTATTACGACAACATGAAGGAGAGACTCTCCCACTCCGACAACCCTGTCAACGGAGACCCGAACAGAAAGTGGAAGAACGAGTCAAAGGGTCACATCGACATGGCGGCAAAGAGATATATGATTAAGATTTTCCTTCAGGATCTGTACAGTGCATGGAGACAGATTGAAAACCTTCCTTTCAGAAAGTCATATCAGGAGGAGTATCTCGGCCATGTATCAACCATGGAGAGAATTGGAGAGAAGATTTGGAAGGATGCAATATGAGATACCTTTCCCTCTTTTCCGGAATAGAGGCTGCGACAGTGGCATGGAAACCTTTGGGATGGGAGGCTGCAGCGTTCGCTCAGTATGAACCAAACGACAAGATACAATTCCCTTCCAAGGTGCTTCAGTATCACTATCCTAATGTGCCGAACCTTGGTGATGTAACAAAAATCACTGAAAAGCAGATAAAAGCTTTGGGGCATATAGACCTTGTGGTCGGTGGGTCGCCATGCTTCGCAGCAGGAACTATGGTTCTTACCGAGCAGGGATATAGACCTATAGAAGAGATTAAAGTCGGTGACTTGGTGTTCACACACAAAGGTAATCTAAAGAAGGTTATCAGGACAGGACACAAGGAGGCTGAGACATTCTCCCTTAAGTCTTCGGGAAAGACCGAAACTATAGTGACGGGAAACCATCCTTACTATGAGAGGAAACGCAATTGGGTGTATAAGAAGAAAACTAATAAAAGAGTCTTTTCGGATGCCAAATGGACTGAAGTCTCAGAGCTGGACAAAGATAGTTTTCTTGCCACTCCAGTTATACCTGAATTCCATGATAATGAAAGGCTTGATGATGAGGCCTTATGGATCCTTGGGAGATATATAGCCGATGGACACTACAGAAAGGAACTGAGAAAAGAAGGGACAAACCATTATCAGTATCAGGTTATCATCTCTGTGGGTAAAGGTAAGCTTGACGAATTTAAGGCCTATGTGAAAGACAGACATTTCTCATGTTACAAGCATTCTCAGTCCGTCTATAGGTGTACTTTTTCATCTATGGAATTTGTGGGGATGATAGAGGAGTATGGGATAGGAGACCACTCGTACAACAAGCAGATCCCGTTGAAACTGTTAGGGCTTCCAAAGGAAAAGCTTGAAGTATTGCTTGAAGGATATTGGAGTGGCGACGGATGTATCACCAACAAAGGGCATGAAGCGACCACAGTAAGCGAAAAGCTTGCACTTACATTGGCTCTTGCAATTGTAAAGGTATATGGGGTGCTTCCCGTGGTCAGCAGATACGATGCCCCATCTAAAGGTGTCATATGTGGAAGGGAAGTCAATCAGAGACCAGCATACACCATCCGATGGAAAGAAACCTCCAGGAAGATGTGGATAAAGGATGATCAATATCTTTGGGGTCAGGTAAGGTCGAAGACTCCTGTAGGTGTAAACGTTGTTTACAACTTGGAGGTGGAGGACGACCATACATACATTGCAAATAATGCGGTCGTCCACAATTGTCAGGACTTATCTACGGCAGGTAAGAGGGCAGGTCTAAAGAAGGAAGATGGGAGTCTTACGAGATCCGGCCTCTTCGACTATCAGATGCAGATTTTTGAATGGGCGGTGAAAAACAATGGTGCAAGATTTATGTTATGGGAGAACGTTCCTGGAGCGTTTTCCTCAAACAAAGGAAATGACTTTGCCTACATTCTTGGAACAATGGTCAAAAGGGATGTTCCTGTCCCTAAAGATGGATGGAAGAACTCAGGAGTGTGTATCTCCGAAACCGGAGATAGATGCGTTGAATGGCGTGTGCTTGACGCTCAATATTTCGGAGTACCACAAAGACGCCGTAGAGTCTTCGCTATACTCGATACTGGAGCATGGGGGGGGCGTCCTCCGATACTGTTTGAGCCCAAAAGCCTGTCAGGGGATTTTGAGAAGGGCGGAAGAAAGAGACAAGACCCTTCCAAAGACTCTGAAGGAGACTTTGGAGAGGATGGCTTCGATGCAGAACGGGGGGGGGTATAAATTAGTAGGATCATTATGTGCTGATGACAGGAAAGGAGCTGGAAACCAGTATGTAGACCAAGGAAAGGTAGTGATGGAGAAAAAGGATACGATGGCATTTACGTGCAAACCACAGATGGCTATTTCAAAAAATGTAATACCCACGATAAGGCAACGTGACTATAAAGATCCAAATAGTGTCCTTTACGTAGAAACAAAGACTTATGATATGAAAAATCATCATAATCCGCAGGAAAGCGATACAGTTTCATTGACTACGGAAAACTGCAGCTACATAAGAGGCGACAGTCCTCTTGTTGTTGATGATGTAGTCTCCTGGAACGAAAGAGACAGATTCAGCAATCCGAAGTTGAACGTCGCCGACCCTGTTGTAAGTACCGCATATAAAAGATCTAACTTGGTTGGATATTTTGGCGATTGCGATGTTTTCTCCATCGAAGGTAACGGTCAAAGACCTAGCCATAGAGGAGCGGGCATAAACGACAATGGAGTCCAATATACATTGAATACCACCGAAGTGCATGCCGTTGCATATAAAAAAGAAGATGAATGAAGCTTATGTTTTTCTTGAACGTTTCGGCAAGCCGGGGGGGGGCAAAGGGATACTTATATCAGATGGATTCTGTCCTACCCTCACTGGTCAGATTCTATATGTAATGACGGATATAACCAAGAAAAAGGATGTAACGGATGAAGAATATATGTGTACCGATAGACATGAGACGGTTGACTAGAGACAAATCCATGTCAAATGCGTGGGGGGGGGATATGGAAAAGAAGGAGATCCAATATACACGCTTACTACGATTAAGGATTTTATTCCAGGAGTACTTTATATGGAGTTCTATGAAAACCATCCAAATAATTCAAGGGTTAATGGGCCTTATGAGATATGCCCCACATTGTCCGGAATGATGGGTACAGGAGGAGGGAATACACCGTTGGTAAGGGAGGAGCAAATGGAGACGAAAGGCGAATACATAGTAAGACGAATCACTCCTACGGAGTGTGAGAGACTGCAGGGATTCCCCGACGGCTACACCGACATACCATGGCCAAAGGCTGACCATGTACCGGATGCCCACAGATACAAGGCTCTGGGCAACAGTATGGCGGTGCCTGTAATGAGATGGATAGCCGAGCGTCTGGAATACGTTCTGAGCCATCCTATAGAGAAAGACGAGTCCGATAGGATTCCATATCAGTTGGAGTTGTTCTGATGCAAATTACTTCCGCCCTCACCTCCACCGGCAATATAGTGGCTGCCACACCAAAGGAATTCTTCGACAAGGTTTCAAGGATATTCAACTTTACTCTTGATGCCTGCGCCCTACCAGAGAACGCCAAGTGCAGCAACTACTACACTCCGGAGGATGACGGACTCTCAAAACCTTGGAGGGGGGGGGTATGGTGCAATCCTCCTTATGGAAGGGAGATAGGCAGATGGTGCGAGAAGGCCTATACAGAGTCCAGGAAGGACTACAACGATTTCGTGCTAATGCTGATTCCTGCTAGATCCGACACGAAATGGTGGTGGGATTGGGTACAAGGTAGGGCTTGTCTGTTCTATGTGAAAGGCAGGATCAAGTTCGGAGACCACGGAGTAGGCGCACCCTTCCCTTCTGTCCTCGCATTGTACATGAAGGACATCAAAGGAAAGTAGAAAGAGAAAACCATTATCAGCGTAGGACGATAGGATGAAAAAAGAGAGCCGTTCGGTAAAGAAATCCATAACAATTAGCGAATCATCCTTGCAGAGAAATCCATGTGTTAAAGTGAACCAAGATGAGATAGAAAACCATAGACATAAAGTGAACCACTTGTTAGAAGGAATCCAAAAAAAATGAGCCATTTTCTCAAGAAACCCATGTTGTACAGCGAATCATAAAACACAAGAAATCCGAAATAATAAAGTGAACCAAAAATTAAAAGTAGCCCATAAGAGTTAAGTGAATCAAAATATACAAGAAGTCCGAGCAATAAAAGCGAACCACTAATAATCAGAACTCCGAAAGCTTTAGTGAACCATAAAATACAATAAACCCAGAAAATAAAAGTGAATCATCTAAGAGAAGCAATCCATAATAAAGAAGTGAACTAGATCGAAAAGAAATCCATTCTCAAAAGTGAACCATTGCCTCCTAAGAAACCCAAACGAATTAAGTGAACCATATCAAAAAAAAGCAACCCAAATATTTAGAGTGAGCCGGAAAACGTAATTAACCCAAAACGAGAAAGCGAATCAATACAAGAAAGAAATCCAGATTTGGAAAATGTACCGAAATCAAAATAAATCCACTTTAAACAAGTGTACCATTCAAACAGATGAATCCATGATCTCTAAGTGACCCCCATTTTTAAAGCGTTATACATACCGGATAATATAAGAAACCCATATTAGAAAAGTGATCCGTGTTGAACAGAAATCCGTATCATACAGAGAACCAGGATAACAAGAAATCCACAAAATGTGAGTGAACCTAAATCCAAAAGAAACCCATTTATACTAAGTGAATCATATTTACTGAGAAATCCATTTAATAAAAATGAATCAAGCAAAAAAACCCAAGCCAGATAAGTGAACCAATGCTCCAAAGTAACCCATGCAAAAATAATGAACCAAAGTAACAAAGGAATCCATCTGTTTGAAGTGAGCCATAAAAAATAAATAAACCCATGGCAGGGAGTGAACCAATAAGTGCAAGCAATCCACACCAAGTAAGTGAGCCAGGAAATAAAAGAAACCCATTACAAGTAAGTGAATCAGTTAAAAAAGAAACCCATGTGAAAATAGTGAATCAAAAAATGGATAAATCCAAAGAATTCAATGAATCAATCATTCAGAGAAATCCGTGAAGAAAAAGTGAACCAACTTTCATCCTGTCGTCCGAAACTGAAAGGGAGAAATCAATGAAGACTGAAATAATCATCGACAAAGACGTGATCGAGGAATTGAAGAATGCGTACAACACGATTCTTTTCGGCTTGCTGAAGCGAGAATGCAGAAAGATTGCCAAATGGAATACGAACTCAAAGGAAGATTGGAAGGTGTTAAGGATATCCTTGAAATGCTGGGTATTGATGTGAAGGTTGTGGGTTTTAATGATTGTATCTGTCATGTCACTTATCCCATTTCCAATTTGTCCATAAAAGAGGAGGTTGAGAGACAAAAAACAAGAATATGCCAGGAATTGACGAAAGAGGAGAAAGAAAATGGACAAGAGAACACCTGAACAGTTTCTTAAAGAAGAGGGAATGACTATAGAGACAGCCCAGAGAATTTTCGGAAATATTATCGATTTCATAAACAAAAATCAACATTTGGGGTGCAGATATTGTATTTCATACAGTGAAATCATTAAGGAGTGCATCACATCAGGTACATCTCATGCAGGATTGACGTCTGCAATGCAATTACTGATGGATATAGATGAAGATCGTTGGGGATTCTCAGAAATCGAAAATTGCGATATCGAACACTGCGATAGCGTGTGTTGTTGCTTTAGATACGATTGCAAAAAGTATAAAAAGGCAAACGAAGAGAGGGCAGAATAATGAAAGAGAAAATATTCATCTCAAAACCTATAATAAAAAAACCGCTGTTGGACGCCATAAGCAAGCCGGCTCTCATAGCATGGTTTAGGTGCAACAGCTGTCCCTCGTGCAAGTTTAGGGAAGAGGTTATAGATGACCACCCGAAGGTAGATATCCATTGGTGCAGCGCAACACACCAAAGATACAATATTGTGGATATGGTTGAGTTTCTGGGATACAAAAAGGAATAGGGAGGAGGAAAAGCATTAAGAATATTGAAATCGAATGGCATCATTATCCAAAGGAGAAGCCCAAACGGGTTGACGAATACATGGTCACTGTACACTGCGGTTACTTTAAGATAACTTCGACATCTATTTGGAAAAACAATAAATTCGAAAATTATGAAAATGAGCCAGGCAGAATAGGTTCTATTGTTGCATGGGCCGAGTTGCCAGAGCCGTATGAGGAAGAATCTAATGTTTGATGATGTATATGACAAGACCTGTCTCCATTATATGAAAGGAAAAGATTACGTTATGTGTAATAAGGTGCATGATTCATGTAAAGACTGTAAGGACTACACAAAGGCAAGATTGACACATTCTGAATTAGTTGATTTGGCTGCAAGATATCTTAGATACAAAGGATATGAAGTTATTTTGACAGAGCCAGGGTATAGAAGTGAACTTCCAGATGCCATAGGATTCAAAAGTGGACGTTCATGTCTAATTGAGTGTAAGGCTTCAAGATCAGATTTCCTTAAAGACAAGAAAAAACCATTCAGAAATGGAACTGCTAAAGGAATAGGTTCGGAGAGAATTTATCTTACTAACCCGAATGTAGCAAACGTTCATGATCTTCCTCCGAAATGGAAACTCATGTGGGCGGTCAATGAAAACGAGTTGCTTCTGATAAATCCGTTTCCTATTTTTGGATACATCAACGATTTGAACGAATATAGGTTTTCTTCCGATGAAAGGAATATTGAATTGGAGAACGACCTATTGTATTCATGGTGTTGGAGAAGTCTACATTACTATACACCTACAGGAGAAAGTAAAGGAAAGAAACTTGAAGTACATGGTAGAGAAAGTCCCAAATATGCACAGGAAGTATTCGACAAAGACGGATACTGTGGTTTCTGCATACATAGAGACAATCCAATAGACAAGTGCAGTATGAGTTGGGAGGACAGTAAATTAGGAGACGGATATTACCATGTAGGCAACAAAAAGCTTTATATAGGTTCTGGGATAAATAGAACTGGCTTGATATATCAAGATTTCAAACATCCAAACGGTCAACAATGTAAAGGTTTCGAGTTGGATAGAAAAGTGATGTTTTCAGAGAAGAATGATTACAAGGAGGAAGAATGATAAAGGAATTGGCAAATATATGTTTGGTAATAATTCTAATTTGCGTAATCATTCTTGGAATTCTTGCGATTACATTGTTGTTGATTTTTACAATTCAAAAAATCAAATGTTCTTTGGATGATATGAATAATAGGAGAAGAAATAATGAACGATAAAATACAAACAATAGCCGACCACTACGGCATCAAAGAACAGATGAGACAACTTGCCGAGGAATGTTCAGAGCTTGCAGTTGAAGCAAATCATTCAGCCAGGAAAGGTACGACTGTAAAGATTATAGAAGAGATTGCAGATGTACTCATCATGATGCAACAAGTCATATATCTTGCCAAAATAGACAAGTGCGACATAGAAGACTGCATCAATTATAAGTTGGAGAGACAGATGAAAAGGATAAAAGAGGGGGAAAATGAAAGAGAATAAATACAAATATGAATCTCCGGACGAGAGGATAGAGCGCTTCATGCAACTTGTGGAAGCGGATGAAAGAAGAATGCTGAAGGAAGAATACGAAGCCGAAATAAGGAAGGATGAATCGGGAGGTAAGGAAGAATGAGAGAAAAGATATACATTTCAAAGCCGATAGTGGACAAACCGCTGTTGAACACCATGATCAAGCCGGCTCTCATAGCACGGTTCAGGTGCAACAGCTGTCCCTCGTGCAAGTTCAGGGAAGAGGTTATAGATGACCACCCGAAGGTAGATATCCATTGGTGCAGTGCAACACATCAAAGCTACAACATTGTGGATATGGTTGAGTTCCTGGGATACGAACGGGAATAAGGAGGAAACAAATGGTTGAATACACATACGAAGACATAATAATAGACCCTAACAGCAAAGA